CAAAAGAACAGCAGAAGCTGCCTAAGGATGATGGAAGATAAGCCTTCACCTCGCCAAGTATCACTGCGACCTTAACTCAATTATCTCTTTGTTCAAAGAGGACGTCTTTTATAGGAATCTATTAAAAAACGGAAAGTTTTTAAAGGTCTCACCAAAATCTCAGCCTTAGCACCTTTACCCTCCTTTAAGAGGGCGCGATCTGGGAGGGCCAGAAAAGTCTTATATGCCACAAGTTTAACCCTGTAGTCAATAAGCTCATCTAACCCTAAATTCCCATAATTAACATCGCGCAGTAAAGGATCCAGCAACTCTCAAAGAACTGCCCGGTATCAATGGTAATTACCTATACACAAATTCAGAAGAAACTCCTCGTGAGGGCTTTTCGGCTCAAACGATAAGAGAGATTCTGATTGTAATATGTAATCAACATTAGACCCTGTCAGGAAGTGGATATACCTTGAAAATTCCTTTCGGAAAAGTACATCGAAGCCCTCCCGACGAAGCAGTGTAGTCTCGAATACCATCATACGGAACAAGGGGAGAAGTAATCACGGCTCCTCGCGCTGATATAAATCCTTATGCTTCTCTAGATAACCTAGGAAAGCCTTTGGAAGTCCACCAGAACGATACAAAGACGCAACGACCGAAGTCAGTATGTCAACATTAATGTTCAATAGCAAATTCTCATATACCTTACGGTAGGGATGAGAAGGATCAATTAAGATCCGAAGTACGTAAGAGAAAGGCATTATACCTTTCTTAACGAACATCGTTGCCAATGACATGAAAGTTACATTAGCTGTCCCCCGATCTCAAGCCTTATTCACAGACAAACGCTTCACCCAAACAACTAAACGTTTGTACCTAATACCGTTAGATAATAACTTATCTACGATACTGGCACGCCCATTTAGAGTGTTTTGGGAAATCCACATTCTCCATGATACAGCTGACACATTTTCCCCAAGTAACCCTGTTACCTTAGCGAATTCAAACATTGGCTTTGATGACACCACACTCTTTGACAAATTAATCCCAACCCCCAACTTAGACATAATATCTAAGTAGGACGCCGCAACATCAGAATCAAAGATGCAGATATCATCGCCCAGTAACTCATAGTTATCATATCAAGAGGTATTATACCCTCTCGCAGATCTATAAGCTAACTGAACAAGCAAATGATGAGTAAGAGCAAGCATGGCTCAAGATGAAAGAGCCCCCATTGGTTGACCAACTGCGTAACGTAAATATTTTGGAGAATCAGGATTATACTCACCAACTGGTAGAATATAATCTCGATTTACTAAGAGATTACGCCAAGCAGCTGCAAACTCCGCCCCTAATAGGGAAGAGAGAACCGCCTCTTGTAAAACTACAGGAAGCCGGTCAGTTGCCGCAGAGAGATCATAACCATAAGAACCACCAGATGCCCTAGCTTTCTCATGACACCGATTTACCGATGCCTGTTGATCGAAAGTTCCATCATTAGGGAACTGAGACAAGATAGAGAAAAGGTAATCGTGCAACGGCTTCAGCGCGGATTGAGTCCACGCATCCACCATAGCAAAAACACGCAATTTCCCCGCTGCCTCTTCCTTTATAGAAAGTTGGCCCTCTCCCTTAGGAGATGGGACAGCCTTCAAATGACGGAATTCCGGACCAATACGGTTATAAAAATAAGGTAAAGACTGTGACAGATATTCCAAATAAAATTGGAATGATGGAAGAGTCTTGCTTATAATTAACCGCAAGTCGACGCTCTGAGCCATGCTCAGAGCATCAAATAGGACACCCGTCCAAGAAGTTGGAGAGGAGGGCGACGCCTTTTCCGAGAATAACAACCTATTCGAAGATTTGAGAGAATTCCTGTGAACCGATAACAGGTTAAGAGTTAAACTCTTAATCCCATTAATCGCTGTCACAAGAAACTCTGGATCCCCAGAATAAGGATCGGTAATAGTGGAAAGTTTTAGTTTCCCGGGTATACGAATAATTCGATAAATCGAAAAAATCGTTAACCACCAACGTATAATCGAAGGTGATCCCTTAATAATTGATAATCTATCACGAGTACCAATTATTTTCGGAAGCCCACACCGAGCTAAACCAGGAAAAGGGTAGTCTTGATTAAGCTCCCTAAAGGAACTTAATGGAACCCCCGCAACTCGCTTCTGGACAGCAAGCTGGCAACATTTTAAGTAATGGACTACGTAAGCTGGACCATATACTCTTCTTAAACGTAAGAGATAATGGGCCACCTGAAATAGTTGGTTATAGCGAATACGCGGCTTCACTTTGTTGGGAAAGCAGGAAACCACTAAACGTGGACCCAATTCCCGACAGAGTGCTAACAGTTGTAAACTGTTAAGGCTGATCATAGGCTCTGTTTTCCGCTCATCCTTAAACATTTGTTGAACAGAAATAAATTGTAAATTTGTTTTTTTCATCATATATTTAGGAATGTGTGGACCTCCTTTTCCACATACAAACATACCCACAAGGTATCCCTCCATGGGGCGCCGGGACTGGTGTTTAACCAACCGTCGCGTCCATATCAAAAGGAGCTCTATCAGGCAGATTGCAAACTAGAGACAGAAACTACATTAGTCATCATGGTCTCCCATGGCTAACGACCAGAAGCACCTAGACCGAGGTGGATGATATGGGTCCCAACGTAAATTGGGAACTTCTCATGCGCCACCTCTCGCCAACACTCCTCAAGTACTCAGATCGTCCGCTGGACCTGAGAATCAGGAGAAATCTTGACTTAAGACAAGGAGAAATCTTTGGGTTAAGTACGATTTTTGGTAAAACCGTTTGAGGTCCTTAACCAGAC